TCAGCGTGGTGCGGTCGGGCTTCTTCAGGTAGCACGCGGATCCGCCCACAGTCACCTGATAGACATCTCCGTGCTCGCGTTTCCACACGGCAATCTCGGCCGCCGTCGCCTGTCCTTTCAATTCGGTTTTTTCCATAATCGTTTAGGTTTAGGGTTAATGCAGAGACGCGCCATGGCACGTCTCTGCAATGGGGTTAATTGTATCGGATGTCGCTCACGAGCAATTCATACTCGTTGTAGTCGCTGGTGTCACCCTCGTTCAGATCACCGCCGTCGTTGGTGAACTCCGCGCCAAGGATGCGGTGCGTGACCTTTTTCAGGCCGTTCAAAGGCAAGTACTGCACAATGATGTTGAAGGGGGCAAGGTCGGCCAGTCTGCCGGTGGGGGAGGCGGCACGCATGGCCTCCACCTCTTCGCGGAGGAGTCCGATGGTGCATTTGTTCTCAATCTTGCCGTAGCCTTTGCCCACGGGTTTCTGTCCGGCGCCGTAGATGGCCTCCTTGGTCTGCTTGCTGTCGTAGTTGATCTTGTTGATGCCCGTCACCGACACACCGCCCATGATCACCTGCACGCTGCTCCAGGAGTAAACCACCCCGTTGATCATCGAATTATATCTGATTCCGTTCATAATTCTTGGATTTTAGGTTATAGATTACAGCGAAGTCGTGTAGCCGATCTTCACCGTCACTTTGCGCATCACGCCCACGGGAACCTTCTTGATCACAATCTCCAGGGCGGAGGTGGCCAGCACGTTCTGCGCCGGGTCGATCTCCACTTTGTAGCCGCTGATCTCGCCGGCCTTCTCCATCTCCTCCAGGGCTTCCCCGGCGGTGGTCTCCAGGAACGACACCATGCCGCTCTCCAATTGACCGTTGCTCGGATCCACACGCAAGGGCGAGTTCAGCCACGGCAGCAGCTTGCCGCGGATGCCACGACAGGCCTTGTCAATCGTGCGCACGTTCTCAATATAGGCATAGTCAGAAGAATCGACATCCAAAGTGTGGCTGTCGTTGAAGTAGTTGTCCGCATCGCCAGCGTGGGTGATCACAAACAGGTAGCGGTTGCCGTTCAGCTTTTTAAGGTCAGAGGTGGAGGTGTCGCGGATCAGTTTTCCATTGAACAAGGCGGGAGCTTTCAAGCCTAACGGGAAATTGCCCACCCAGGCAATGCTCTCATGCACATGAGCCTTACTGACCGCGCCGATACAGAGGCCTATGCAGCCGTAGAAGGCAAAATTGTCCAAGGCTGCAGCTAAGTCGGTGTCCATGTCGCATCCGATCAGCAGCGACACGTTGCATGGGGCGGGATCGTTGCTTCCCGGAGCATATCCCGTCAGAGTACTAATATCCATAGGATTACTGGCTGTTCCGCCGCTGTAGGTCAGCACCACACTGAGAGGCTGGTGTTTGTCTTCCAGCGTTTTGCAATCAACCTGCATTCCGTTTATGAAGGTTGATGTGCAAGTGCTGTTAAACACGCCAATCTGTCGGATATTGCCGCCTGCGAAAGTTTGCAGTTTGATAATATCGCCATCGGTTGTGACATCGTTGGATGTGGTGGTGGTTGCAACCGCAGTGCTGTTGTTCTTCACCATAACATACAGCACGCCTTCGGGATTCATACGGAAGAACTCCGTAATGTGGTAGTACAGCACATTCACGGCTTTTTGCGTGGCTGTTAACTCACCGTTTTTGGGTTTAGGGGTGAACACAATGCCGCAGTCAGCCAGTTCCTCAGGGTAAGTGAACTTGCGGACGTAGGAGATATTGTCATCCACTGCCACAAACCCCGACACATCGGGTTCTGTGGTCTCTTCGTTCGCAGTGGTCGCATTCATCGTCAGGCCGAGGCCGCCGAAAATGAGACCGCTGATCACATCGTCGGAACCCGTGTATCTGCCAAGACCGCCGTTTGTTTTCTGAAATGAAATGTCATTTAATGCTCTTGGTGCTCCCATAATCACTGTTTTTTAAGTTTTTTCTCGTGTTGTCCGGCAACGTAGGCGTCCGGGGTTCTGAACCCGTCCGAACATTCCCACGCGCCGTTTCTCAATACCGGAAACCCCACGGCACTTGCCGCCACCGCAGTCTCCGTCTTTTTACTGTTACTTTTGTTATCGACACCCATAATTCATAATTTTTTATTCAGCATTCAGCATTCATAATTCATCATTCTCAATTCTTAACCCGCATATTCACGCTATCCACTTCCAGGATGTAACGCCGTTCCTGCGGCATCCAGATATTCCCCTTGTTGTAACGGCCGTAGATGGTGTTCCTGGATTTGTCGGTCACATACAGCTTCACGTCCAACAGCGGCTGGTCACGGCTCAGAAGGCTGTCGATCACCATCGACTGCTCTTTCACCTGTTTTTCAAGTGACCGCCGGTGGTTCCCCTCGAAGGCCGCCGCCGTGGATGCCACCGCCGTCGCCGCCAGCAACACAATCCACACAATCCATTTCCACATTTTTATCATTGTTCGTCTGTTTTGGTTTCGTCCAGGGCATCTTTCACAGGGCAGTCTGCGGAATGAGGGCACGAGGGAATCTTGTCAATGGCGCGGGTTAGCCGAGACACTGTTCTGCGAAGAGAGGTCAGTTCCTTCTTCAGAGGCTCCACGAAATATTCGTTCACCATCTCGCTCACCTTCTTGTCATTGTCCAAGGCAAGACTCTTGGCCTCCTCCTCTGCCTTGGCCTTCTGGCTGCGCAGTGTGACGACAGTCACCAACAACCCTCCGCCCAGCAGCAGATTCAACACTGATGAAATAATGCCGAAAATCCCTATGCTCTCCATTACAACTCTTAACTCTTAACTATTAACTCTTATCTCTTAACTTACCCTGCATCCGGAACCCCGCCTCCACGTCGGCCATGTTAGCCGGGATGCCGTTCTCGCAGTGGCTCATGGCAGCGACTATCTTGCGGTAGTCGCCGCCGGACTCCGCCGTGAGCACCTTGTTGCGTCCCACGCCACTGCGTTGCACCACGTTGGCGATGTAGCCCTCGGTGTTGTTCTCTGTGGGAGGCGCCCACGCGCGGATAATCTTCTCCACCGTGTTGCGCCCGTGGGCCAGGTAGGTGGCCAGAGTCACGAACGCGGCGCGGTAGCCGTAAGCCATGCTGCTGAACTGCTTGAAAGCCCCGTCACGGCTCGGGACCACTTCGCCTTGGAAGCGGTCCCGGCTGTGCCGGATGTTCAGCGGGTTGTTGTTCCGTATTCCTCTCGGTGTCGGCATGATATGCGTGTTTGTTGGGGCGCACCTGCGTGTGCGCCCGGTCTATTTCGGTTTGTTGGGGCGCACCTGCGTGTGCGCCCGGTTATTATTGTCAGCTTGCGTGGTATTCCTGGATCAATCCCAGCACACCCTTGCCGTCGCCTCTGCGGGCACGGCCGCCCAGGCGCTGCAGGAAGCTGTAAATGTCCCCGTAATAGGTAGGGTCGCCCTCCTTGCTGAACATCTGCGTGGAACCCATGGCACGGGCCACACACGACGGATGCCAGAACAGGCCGTAGCAACAGTCGGTCGTACCCTCCTTCTTCTCGCCGCGCTCAATGGCCTCGTAGTCCTCCACGGTATAGGTGAGGTCGTTGCCGGTCCATTTGAAGTACTTGTTGCCGGTCACAGCGGTCAGGGTGGAGTTGGAAGCCAGCAGGGTAGTGGCGCGTTCCTCAATGGTAAAACTCTCCAGTTTGATAAGTCTGCCGGTCGCATTGTCGTAGATTGCGCTCAGGTTCTCGTTATGAGAGTTGCGGACATCGGAGCAGAGCTGCTCGTACATCTCGGAATTGAGCACTACGTAGCGATCGTTCTTGGGGATGCCCCATTTGTTGAAGATGAACTTTGCCTTGGCGAAATCCTCCACCGTCACGCCGGTTCTCAAGTTGGAGCCGTGGATGGTGTTTTTGGCATCCTTGGTGCCGGTGGCTTTGATGAAGAAGGTGGGTCGCCAGTTGTAGAGCATGGCTTCGGCGGTCAGCTGGTGCAGGTACGCCATATCCTCGGTCATACAGCTGTCCATCTTGTCATAGCTCAACTCCACTTTGTCGGCATACGGGATAAAGCGCGGGTCGGTGGTGAACTCGTCCAAAGCGTAAGTGATGTCCACGTCCTTTCTGCGCGTGATGGTTGCCGGGAGCGAGGATCTGTTGCGCTGCACACCGCTGGGCG